TCAATAGCGATATTGCTCGAAGTATCTGCCTGTACGAAGAACTCTCGCACACCTGTGAAGCCTTCACGATTAGTGGCGAAGTAAACATACTCACCAGCACCAACTGGCTCTGCTTGTAGACTAGATTCATATTCAGTTGTCTGATTTATGGACACAGTTGCTGGAGTCAATGAGTCACCCGCATTCAGCATGAATTGAGTTTGGTCAGAGAACAGTAAAAGTGTCTCGTTAAATGGAATCGCATGTCGGAGGATGGATACTTTGGTGTGACTTACAGCCACATCAATTGGGTCAGTGTCTAAAACAGTGGTCACTGTTTCTGGGTAGAAACTGAAGTATCTACCAGAGCGACTAAAAATGACATTCTCATCTGCAATCACGCCTAATCGGTTGCGGTGGAAGAATATATCGTTTAGCTTTTTCCCTACAAAGGAAGGGTCACTTGCCGATATAGCATCACCGACAGAACGGCTAATCCAAGCGTTAGGAGAAAACGTGAATGTGCCATTAGCATTTCTTACAAGTTTCCACGGCATGGTCGCTGCATTTAATGTGGAGTCTGCGCCTTCTGCTATGGACTCTTTCCAGACACCTTCAGCAGTATCACCAGCTTCATACTCAACGAAGTAATTATCAGCCTCAGAAGTTTCATCTCCTACGACCTTCATCTTTGAGCCATTGAATGCACGTCTTGGCAAATCAGAGAATCTTTGTACTGAACCTTTAGAACCAATTANCGCAGCGTTGCCAAAGGAATCCTCAGTACGCAGNGTAAAGTCATTACCATCTGTTCTCTGGATTCGGATAGCAGAACCATTGCGNGTGATGGTGTAAACAGAACCTAAATTACTTATTAACTGGCTCGTCAATTGTGTGGCTATGTTGTTGGTTTTTAGGTCAGACTTATTTGTGTCACTGGTGGTGTATGTAGCTTTCTGTACATCGTCTATGAAGACTTTATAGTCTTGGGAGTAGTTACCCTGTCTAACATGAACAATAGCTTCTGGATGGGCTGGTGTTGTGGTGCTAGCTGTGACAGACGTGGTTATTGATTTATTTAAAATGAAAGTAAAGTCAGCAATAGTAACTGATTTAAAATCTGTAACCGGATTACCCGTAGCTAAATAAGCATAACCAGAGGGGGTACTTACACTATATTCAGTGCCATCAAAACCAAACACTTTTAAAGAGGTGTTGTCTGCAATAACAATATAACGCTCAGTTACGTCACGATTGATAGTGTGTATAAAGAAATTACCATTGGCTGCGGCATTGGACACTAAGTTAGCTAAATACTGCGTGGGTGGCCTCTTGCGTAAACCACTGATAATAGAACTAAATGCATTCACCTGTTCTTCTGCTTGAGAATTTAAACGAACACTAGGGGCTTGCTGTGATACCCCATTAGCGAGGTTTGGTATTGAGCTACTTACAAGTGCCATGTCTTACCTCGTTAGGACTCGTGCCACATCAGAGTGACCCGTCAATATGTTGTAGTCAGCATTCTGGGATTCAATAAGACGCAATGAGGTCAATGCTTGATACTCGTCTTCACGATTCATAGTATGCAGTGAGTCAGAACCTAGTAGGCGGTCTTGGAGAATACGGGATGCCCGTAGGGTTATGTAGTTACGTGCTGCCTCTGGGATTTCCTCAAAGGCCAGTAATAGAATTAGGTCACATTTCACTGTTTCGGTGAATGTGTATGTATGGTTTTTGCGGTCATACGCCCGTGAACCACGTTGAATTAAATCGTATGAAGATGACTCATTTGTAGAGTCAACGGACATTAAATTTGTGGGTAAAGGTAGATTTCCGTCTAGGTCAGGAACCAACGGATAGTCATACTCAGAGTTGAAGAACCAACCTTCGACTTGGACTCCACGATTAACATTTTGTAATACACTAAGTGCAGCTAATGCATCGACTGAAGTCATGTTGACCAAGGTGTTCACAGGTGCTTCACCGATTGTATTGAGCATGGTATTGACTGCTTCAAGCTCAGTTGTAGGCGTTAGGGACATCGTAGTGAATCCTTAAAAAAAAGAAAAAAAGGGGAACCGAAGTTCCCCTAGTGTGTTTGCCTATGGCAATGCTAATTCAATAGCAGCTTCTGGACGCAATACGCCATGTCCCATTGCATACTTAGCAACGAACAATGTACCTTGACGACGGATGTCGTACTCAGACTCAAGGCCCAAGTCCATTAGCTTTACTGTAGCGACAGCAGACTTATGGAATACAACAGCCTTAGTCTTAGTAAAGTCAGCGTGGTAAGTGTTCTGCTCACCAGTAACAGTGCTTTGGTTACCCGTAGGTAAGTGGTTAGACTTAACAATGGTGATACCAGCAACACGCAATACCTTACCATCTGCATAAGCACCCTCACCGCCCCAATCCTTGTTAAGAACTGTGGTGTCTTGTGCTAGCTTGTAATAGATAGCTGGCGATACAACGGCATAGCGTTCATCTTCCGGAATATCGTCTCCATCCATCTGTTCAGCAGCGTCAAATAAAGCAGCTACGATGTTGGCAGAGGTAGTGAAGTTAGCCTTGGTGATTACAGTGCCGCCATTAGTACCAGTAATGGTTGCCGCACCACGCGCAGCTTGGACAACTACACGCAAGATGTTCTTGTCGTAGGTGTTAGCTAATACGTTACCTAACTCTTTGGTGTAGGTAGAGCGAACTTCATAATGTGCTTTNGCATCATCAATTGAGGCTATGAAAGCTGGTGCTACAAGCAAATCATCGACAGTGATAACCTTCTCTGCGTGTTTGATTGCACCGCCAGTAATTTCAGTACCTACAGCGTGGTAAGAAGCAGTCGCAGTACCCATAACTGGGAATGATGCAGACTTGCCGTTGGAGATTGTGCGAACAGAATGCAATGGAGCCATTACGTTCTTTTCTTCAAATTGTGTGATTACTTCTCCAGCGAATAGCTTGAGAAATAGTGCATTAGTATCGCCCGAACCATTGACTTGGCCGATGCGTGAAACAGTTGCGTTACTCATGTATATAGTCCTTAGAATAGGATTGAAGTTTCAAGTGATGTTCTCTTGAGGCTCCGGCCTTTCCGTGACTTCCACAGTGTTGTCCTCCGCAGAGGCAAAGTATTTGTCAGTGGTTTAGCTTTAAGCTTTGTAAGAGGGGGTGTCTTAGATAACGCTGGAACGCGCTAACTTAGCTTCGACTGTCTTACGGAATGCAGGGTCAGTCTTGTATTTAGGGTCACGCATTGCTGCGGTAACCTGTGCCACGCTTTCAAATTTACTACCCGCATTTGCAGTAGTTTCTCCAGAGATTAAGGAAGGGTTACTTCCAGTATCTGCTTGGTATTGAGCGTGTAAACCGCGAACGGCTAATTGTATTTGTGCAGGGTCAGAGGTTCCCATGACGTTGTTGTACGCATTGACTTCAGCCTTATCAAGGTTGTTTGAAGCCCACTGCATCATGCTGCCATAGTTCTCTTCACCACCTACGCTACTGAACATGTCAGTGCGTAAGCTAGTGGCTAATGCTTCTTGCCCAGCGATGTATGAATCAACTACGTCACGGGGTATTCCCGATTTGTTGATGGCCTCGTAGGTTTCATCAGATAGCTGTCCATTACTGCCATACTCAAGTTGCATGGCATCAAAGTCTAAGCCTGCTTTTTCAGCGACTTCCTTTGCATCTTCGTTAGATGGAATTTCTGTAGGTGTCGATTCATCAGCTTTTGCCTCTGTATCTTTACCACCTGACATTTTCTTTTCTAGCGCAGCATAAGACTTAGCCATATCTTCTGGGGTCTTAAACTTTTCTGGTAACCACTCAGGCCGTTCATCCACTGTGGACTCTTGGTTGTCTGGGGTCTGGGGGGAATCACCTTCGGATTTAGCTACCATTGCATCAATATGCTCTTGGCTGTCTTCGCCTTCACCTTGGATGATATTTACAGAATCTACCATTATGTTTGTTCAGTTCCTTGTTGTGCTGTCATTTGCTCTTTCATAGCATCAAATGCTTGAGGGGCTAACTGTTGTCCAGTTTGCATCATCATTGCTTGCTGTTCTTCTTGTTGCATCTGTTCTTCAGATTTAATCAAGCCACCCATATCCATGCCTAGTGAAGTACCAACACGAGTGATGTAGTCACCTACGTTCATGTACTTCTGAATTGCTTCTGGGCCTAGAGGTTGAAGATGGTCTAGCATTGCAGCTAATTTGTTTAGGTCATGGCCTCGGCCTAAAGCCTCAAGTCCAGTGACGATTGTTGGGGATACAACACCCTTGGGTAACTGCGGTACTTTCTTCTGCTTTTGCATTTGTAGTAGTAGGCGGTTAACGAGGGGGAGTTGAAANTCTTGACTNANNATAGAGTAGATACCACCAAGGGCATCTTCTAGCTCGGAAGCCATGTAGCGAATTTCTTCAGCAGTCACCCGTTCAGCATTGCGCTGGACTGATGAGTTCATTAAGAATGCAAAGGATAAACGCTCTTTGATTTCTTGTGCCGTTTGAAAAGCTATCTGCATGTCACCTGATTTTTGGACTTGCAGTGTGCTGACATCATTTGCATCGCCTTCTCGGATAGCCCCATTTGGAGCTTCTGCTAAGACTCTAGCTCGTGTTGTGCCATTGGGACGCACTAAGAATAAAACCTTAGCAGATGCCGCAGCAGCTTCAACAATGGATTGGGTCAAAGACTCAAGGGAGTTTAAGTCGCCTTGGTATTCTTCAACATACCCACGTCCGTATGACTCGCCATCAATCCGGCTAAGTCTAAGTGGAATCCAAGGGGATTTATCCAGTGGGTATGTGCCATCTGAATCAGGTACAGGAATGCCAGCCACTTCTTGTGCTACGTTCCATTTTCCGTCTCTACGAACTATGTGAGTAAATAAAGAAACTGGTTCATCATTGCTAGTATCTTCTGTATCAGATGACTCTAGCAGTTCTCTGATTTCTATAGGCAAAGCACTGGGTGACACATCTTCTTTAGTCACGATTTCTAGCGCATTACCCATTGGGTCGCGCTTTAGGACATACCTGTCCATGTGGAACACTCTCATGCCACCTTTATCAGGTTGGAAGAGAAGGACGTTGCCTGCAACTAACAGATGCTTTATGGCTTCAAATGCTGCAATCCGAGTTGAAGAAGATTCAATCTCAGACATTACAGCACGTTCAATTTTGGAGAGAGCTTCTTCAACTTCTGCTCTTGCACCTTCCTCTTGTGCTAACTCTTGTAACTTAAAATCGTCCACTGTTAAGCGGAAGAATGGCGAGTTAGGAGGTAGTAATGCCAGCAACATTTTAGAAGATAAATTATTGACACCTCTCGCTCCAATTCCTTGGTACGGGGTGTATAACTTTGAATGTGCTGAATGACCATCTGGAGGAAGTAGGCTAGGTATAGTAAGTTCTGCTGCATCCCTAGCTCGGTCAAGGAAAGGTTGACGCTCAGACTCCAGACGCTCGTAGCGTTGGCGAATAACTGTCATATATATTTACTTCTTTGGAATGTTAATACCAGTAGGAGTAGTGCCACCTACTTGAGAATCAATCCTCAAGCTGGATGTACCTTTCTTCTTCTTGTTGGTCTGTGAACGCTTGTTGTCCACATCACCATTCTCACCAATGCGAGGTGCTGTTGGTGCAAGGTCTGCTGGTGGTGGACTTGGGGGTGCTGGCGTTGGGGCTGGTGTGGATGAGCCAAAACACATAGGTTTACTCCGTGTCGGGATTAGTTTGTACGTCAGTGACGTGTTCTAGGAAAGTAAT